GGGATTGGACTGGATGCTAAGAAGTTTGATATGCATGTGTCGGTTCCAGCGCTTCAGTGGGAACACAGCATATATACTTCTATGTTTCCTGGTGACAAGTTTTTGCCCATGCTCCTTCGGGATCAGTTGACTAATTTTGGCACGGCTTTTGTGATGATGGTGTAGTTGATTTCAAGATCACAGGCACCAGGTGTAGTGGGGATATGAACACGGGTTTGGGTAATTGCGTACTTATGTGCGGAGGTATCTGGACCTGGGCCCAACAGCGGGGAGTGCATGTCAAGTTGGTCAATAATGGCGATGATTGCGTGGTTTTTCTCGAACAGGAAGATGTTGCGAAGTTTACGGACGGCTTGGATGAGTTTTTCAGGCTGCTCGGATTCCGCATGACTGTTGAGAAGCCTGTAGATTCGCTTCATCAAGTTGAATTTTGCCAGTCCAGAGTTGGGTTTAATGGGATTGATTTTGTAATGGTACGGAATTTGGTTTCCACATTGCAGAAGGATTCCATGTGTTTGCTGCCTATACAGAACCACAATGTGTTGAGGAAGTGGATGAATGCTGTGGCTACAGGGGGGCTCTCGCTTTGTGCAGGGGTTCCTGTGCTACAAGCCTTTTATACCATGTTCTTGCGCAATGCTGGCGCTGTTAAGTTCGGTGGCATGTATCGCCACATGATGGCAAATCGCGGCACGAGGTTCATGGATTTTGGACAGCCTCCTAAAGCTAGGGCGGTTAGTCCAGATTCCCGCGTAGTGTTCTGGGAGTGTTTTGGTATTGATCCAGAGTTGCAGGTGGCTCTAGAGAAATACTATGACGGGCATTGTATCGATCTCAACTCAATAGTCCCCTTCGAATTTCTAGGTTCCACTGCAATTGATTCTAGAAATTTTATTGAGTTTGAGACTCGTGATCCATTTGATTAGACAATGCCTCCAAAGACGAAGAAGACACAGAAGAAACGAAAGACAGGAAATGCAAATTCAACCACCCCCACAGTTACCGCTGTGGGAAAGGCTCTACGCTCTCTTGGTGCAATTGGCGGCAACACTCTTGGTTCTTTTGCTGGCATGGGTACTTTGGGTAGTACTGTTGGCACAGAACTTGGTGCGGCGCTGTCACGCTGGCTTGGGTATGGCGATTACACAGTGAGGAGTAACTCTATAGTGTCGCAGATGAAGTCCTCTGGTAGTATTCCTAATATGCATCGCAATGGCCAGTCTGTTGTAATTAGGCATAAGGAGTACATTATGGACGTCACCAGTAGCACTGGGTTTAGTTCCCTTGCAACTTTCGCTTTGAACCCTGGCTTGGCAGCGAGCTTTCCTTGGCTGTCGTCTGTTGCACAGCAGTATCAGGAGTATACTTGGCGCGGGATAGTGTACCACTTCATTCCAACTAGTGGTTCTGCAGTCTCGTCGACCAACAATGCCCTTGGTACCGTTATGCTTGCGACACAGTACAAGGCAACGGCCTCCAATTTCACCAATAAGACCGCATTGCTCAATGAGTATTTCTCCTCGGATGCGCGACCTTGTGATGCGTTTGTGCATCCCATCGAATGCGACCCAAAGGAAAATCCTTACAACGTGCAGTACGTTCGTGGTTCTGCAGTACCCTCCGGTGAGGACCAGAAGACTTACGACCTTGGTGTCGTGACTCTGGCCACTGAGGGGATGCAGGCTGCTAGCATTGACGTTGGTGAGCTTTGGGTTTCTTACGAGGTTGAGCTACGCAAGCCGGTTGTTTCCGGTTTGTCTGGTGTGTTCAATTTGTCGGCACATTATTACAGTACCACTGGTGTCTCCACCGCTGCGGGGTTTGGCACATTGGGGGCTATCGTCAAGCAGTTTGATGCTTTTCCTAACAGCTTAACGTTTACTGCCACCAAGCTTACCTTTCCTATAGGTACGGTTGGAACATTTCTCATTGGTATTGCCTACCATGGTGTCACCGCTGGAGACATCCACACGTGGGTAAGTAGCGGAACGCTCACGAATATGACTTTCAAGTCCTATACGTTGGGTTCATCCGCACCCAATGGGTCTGTTGCAACGTACTCCGTGGGCACAGCGTCGTGCATGGCATTCGGGTTCTTTAATATTGCTGATCCGACACTTGTCGCTTCGTTCATTCCTAACCTAACGACTCTCACCGGCACTGATGGTGTCGATGTTTATGTCGCGCAGGTTGCTTCTGGGACTTATTAGTCTTTGGGATTTAGAGGTTGCCATGAAATGTTCACAAAACTACCTTCTGGCATGAAAAGAGGTTTTATAGCTTCACTTGTATAATCATAAGTC